ACTGACAAACCTGAGCCATAGCAGAAAGAGCACAAACGTCTACTTCTACTGAGCTTAAATCATCAGTGTTAAGGTTAGGGAAGTTACAAGGGGATGCAGCTAGTAAGCCTGTACCAAAAGTAACTGTACCAATTTTAGTCTTATACTTTATTCCTGGTAAAGTACGAAAGTTGTCTGCTATCTCAGTACCTCCTAGGTAAGCTTGAGCATAAAAAGCATCAGCGTTGGGTGCAAGAGCTGCACTTGCGTCAATTGTTAAATCAAATCTTAGTTTTCTCATTTTTTTTTTTATTTGTTATTGTTAAATTTATTAAAATTACTTAATTTTTGTTGTGCGCTCAAAGCCACAGCCTCCTCCATTGTCTCCTCTTCTGTATCAGTAAGCATGGACTCTTCAAATTGATTTTTTAAATCAGCTATCATAGCCACAAGTGCATCTACTTGCTCAGTAATAAATGGGCGTACTATCTCTAGTATTGCCTCAGCATCTAAAGCAGGATCTACAGCCATAGTCTCCTCCTCTACTACTTCCTCCTCTTCTACTACTGTATCTGCTAGTGTGGCCTCAACCACTTCTGCATCACGTATCTCAGTAATCTCTCCGTCAACTACGACATAGATCTTACCATCAATCGTGTGTTCTCCGTCTGGTAATTTGTTCATTTTTATATCTGTTTTTAATTGTGTTACCTCTTTTAATTTCATGCCTAAGTATCCCTCAATGCTGAAACCTACCTGGTCATTATCTACTAAGTAATTATAGTACTCCTGATCAGTGACCTGAGCTGTTACCATTAATGTACCTGTAGGTACTTCTATGCCAAAGCTAGAGTAAGCCTTATCTTTAGTAGGGTTGTCTACTATCCACGCTTCAAGTACATAAGCAGGTACAGTCTCATTGGTATCATGCTCTAGATTGAACAGGTCCTTATTAGACATATCCTTCATAAACTTAGAATGGATCTTCTCTATCTCCTCCTTAGTAAACTTAACATAGTACTCCTTGCCATCCTCATCATCCTTCCTATAGATTTCCATAGGGATAAGAGCAGGTGCCACAATTCTATATTTGACATTGTCCTTAAATATCATTGGCTTAGCCTGACTATTGAATGCCATCCCCATTACTTTGATAGCAGGAGTAGAGGTAAAAGCAATCTGCTCTATACCTAAGTCCTCCCCATTTTCAGAGTATTCAGGATCAATCGTAATTTTGTATATTGGTAAATTATCTTTAGCCATACCTATATTATAATTATTCCTATATTTGTAAAAAAATTAACTATGATAACTATTTTAGGTAGGGACATTCCCAACAGAGTGGATGAGATGACTATAGACCAGTTCGAGCTCATCACAGAAATCAGTAATAATCAGAACATTGATCCTATAGATAGGCACCTGCAGATCTTTATAGCTCTAGGCATCCCTGAAAAGGAGTTCTTTGACTATGATGTGGCTGACTTTATTGATATAGTAAAGGAGTTTAATGATGGAAATAAGCTAGCTGAGCTTTCTGATCCTGTGACTACCCTAGAGCTAGATGGTTATGCTTACTCGGCAGAGTTTAAACTTACAGTTAGAGAGACAAAGCTAATAGAAAAGATTGCTATTACTAAACCAAAGGGATACATCTCTGATATACTAGCTGTTATGTTTAAGAGGGATGATCTTACCAATGCTGAGCACTATGCTGAGGCACATCTTAAGCTAAAAGCAAAATTAATCAAAGGCCTAACTGCAGATATAGCCATCCCTTATCTTATGTTCATAGCAAATAAAATCAAAGCACAAGTACCTGAAGCTGATGAGTCTATTATTACCGAAGAGGTGGAGTGATATCTCTGTTCAAAAGTTTATAGAAATATCTGAGATAGACAAAGAGCTAGGACCTTGGCATTACAATAGTGAGATACTATCTATAATCACAGATGAGCCTATTGATGATATTGAGGATCTAGAGATAGAGGTGCTTAACGATTATATGGATCAGTGCAAGTGGGCCATGTCTCAACCATCTAAACAATACAAGCAAAAGCTTTTAGGGATGCAGCTAAAGCCACTAAGTAAGCTCACTCTGTTTGAGTATATAGATCTTGATCACTTCTTTAATAATAACTACCTAACTAATATAGATAAGATCTGTGCTATACTATATAGGCAGGCTAAAACTAGTAGATGGGGTGAGGATATCCTGGAGCCTTATGATTATGATATCAATACTAGGGCTGATAAGTTTTTAGACCTACCCATTACAGATGTGTATGGTATTATTAATGAGTTCCTAAAGTTTAGAGAGAATTTTTTAAATGTATATGCTAATCTGTTTGGTGAGGTAGATGGTGAAATTACTGAGGAGGAGAAAGCTACACTAGATCCTGAAGAAATAAAAGAAATTGAGCAGGAAAAAAAAGAGAGCAAGTGGAGCTGGGAGCGTATGATCTATGGATTGACTAATGGGGATATCACTAAAACTGAAGCAGTAGGATCTTTGCCTCTTGTCTATGTATTTAATGTTATGGGCATGAAAAAAGAATTAAACATCTAAAGGATACCCATCAGTCCAGGTAGCAGGAGCTGCAATCGGAAAGAATGAGTACACTATTGACTTATTACCTTGGAAAATTCTAGCTATATCCATAATTGGATACTTTTTAGTGAGCCATTCAGTATACTGTGCGTAGATTTCAGTAGTAATACCTGCCGAGTCTAGCTCTTGAGTGAACTGTCTGACTAGATCATAGGGCTCTATTCTACCACCATTCCACAAATCAGCACCATTGTTGAGGTACATAAAGTAATACATAGCTATTATCTCTATTTCTATGTTACCTAAAGCAGGCACTTTGGCATTGATCCTGATACTATCTACTAGTGTACCCTCTTGAAATAGGCCATTAGACATGATTATATTCTTTAATATGGCTGCCATCTTCCTACGAGTAGGATACTTGACCATAAAAGTAGCAGAAATAGGGTAATTTGCCATACCTATATTATATTAGAGTATATATTTAGTTATATTGGCACTGCACAATCAGTCCAATCATTGACAGTAAGCGTGATGCTCATCTGATACCCTGCAGCGTAGTCTAGCAAATCATTGTTGAGGGGTGTAAAAATTGGCAGGCCTATTACATCAAAGCTATAGTCATTACTATCCGTATAGTAGATAAACAAATCATTAAGGATCTGCTGAGTGTCACTTAGAATTGTGATGATATTAGCTCTATCCTTCTGTATGATATCATAGCAGTAAATATCGAAGGTAAACTCTGTAGTATTTTCTGTAGGTGATACTGAGCTAGGCACGATATATACTAGGGGATACTTCTCATTTGCAGTAGCAAAGTTGTACAGCTGTTCCTTGAAATCACTGCCTACTTTAAAGACTTGCTTGTGAGCTGTGTAGAAGGTGATGATGTGGTTTGTTATTGCTTGAAGGCTGTTCATAGTTCTGAGTTTTTATTAATACGATTGATTTTGTCCTGGACTGATGTAACCTGTGACTCACTTACTATAGCTGTCACTGTCATAGATGTACTACCTGTAGATGTACCTCCTGCACTCATTGTGCCACCTGTATTAGCTGAGCCAAATAGCTGAGCTGCTTGAGGCACTACCTGAGAAGTGGATGAGCTTCCACCACCACCTGTATCACCACCATCACCACCACCACCTGCTGAAGGAGTACTACTAGGTGATGATAATATCTGCTTAGCCTTAGCCACGTTAGTAGCAATCTGTATGATCCCTGCTGTGAATTGTGCTATACCTGCACCACCTGCTGTAACAGCATTGGCAGGGTTAAGGTTGGAAGCTGCTACTAAAGCTGAGATAGCCTTAGCAGTATCAATACCTATTTGTATCAATGCACTGGCCTTGTTAAACTTCTCTAGTTTCTTCTGATCCTTTATAAGCATACCACCTAAGTTAGTAAGCCCATCCACTGTATCCTTAGCAAATGTTAATTTAGCATTCATAGCTTTTTGGCCATCATCAAACTCCTTTTGCTTAACTGCAGTATCCATAGCTGTTATCTTTTCATCATACTGCTTTTTGAGTAGTGCTAGTGTTTCAAAGTTTGCATTAGCCATCTCTTGGTCCTTAAGATACTTTGCCTCTAGAGCTGACCTTTCTATTACATCTGCTGACTGCAAACTAGCTAACAGATCTGTCTGTGCTTTTTGTTTGTCTAGTAGCTTCTTATCTGCCTCTGCTTTTTCTAGTGCATCATATTGGGCTGCTAGCGTTTTCTTTTGTTCAGCTGTTAGGGTGAGATCAGCAATGGCTGCAGCTCGTAGCTTATCATACTTATCCTTTTGTATAAACAATTCCTTTTCAGTTCCCTCAGCCATTAGCTGTAGGTTTAGAGCTGCGATAGTTTCATTTCCTTTCTTAAGATTAGTCTCTTCTATCGTTCTCTTATCTGTGGCAATTTTGTCTAGCTCAATCTTCTGCTGTGTAATAGCTTGCTCTCTAAATTTAGCTTTCTCCTCTTTAGTCTTTTTATCATCATTGACCAAATCAGCTAATACCCTCTTGTACTTTTCATTGATTATAGCTATCTCCCTTTCTGTTTGGTCCTTTATCTGAGATAACTCAAAGTCTTTCAATGCTCTTGAAGCTGTCAATCTATTAGCTCTATACTCCTTTGCTTTGGCTGCTGCTTCTTTAGCTGCTGCTGCTGCATC